AAACAGTGATCCGTCATTTAGAGCAAGGAGATGTACAAGCGGCTGTTGACGAAGTGCATCACAGATATGCAGGTCCAGACGGAGAAGAAGGCGATAGAGGGTTTAATAATCTTATTGACGATTTAGAAGATGATTTTCGTTATGTAGTAGATAACGAGGATGACGGCCAGCCCAGTTCCTATGATGAATATCAAGATTTACACGGCGGTGACGATTATGACTTTGGCCAATACGACGAAGGTGTTTGGGAAGAAAACATAGAGTCTATATTCGATGAAATGATGGGTCAATTCAGTGAAGGCGATAAAATGGCAAGAGTGCCGCTGGATGGTCCAGTAACAACTTACACCGTACAGAAAGGTGACACACTGTTTAGCTTGGCTAAAAAGATAGGCACCAGCGTGGACATGCTAAAGAAATTGAATAGAATGGACGGCGACAATATTAAAATTGGACAAAAGCTGAACATTCCAGAGAGCACCAACGAAGAGTATGGTCCAGAAGATGATGATTTTCACAAAGGAATACATGTGAAATTAGGTGGCGACCCCGATTCTTGGAAACCACACAGAGACCGTCCTACTGATGGTGATCATGTTGAGCTTAAAGTTCCAAAAAGATACAGAGGAGTATCAGAAAAATTAAAGAAAATATTCAGTAAACTGACTAATATAGATGTTAGCAAGTTGGATATTGATTACACCAAAGGTCAAAGAACAGTGATGATTGACGGAGAAAATCCTCATCCCTCCATACTGTCTGCTTTAAACGGCACACTGGACAAGTTTGACACAGGTGAACATTCGGGATTGTACAAAGAAGGCAACAAGTTTTCAGGTGAATTGGAAAAAGCAAGAAAGCAGGGCAAAGATGAATTTGAACTGGACGGCGAAAAAATACCAGTGACAGAGTTTGTGCTTTCGTTTTTTGACAGAGAAACAGGACAGTTCCCAAGAGGCGAAACAGCAGTTCTTACCAAAGTGGAGAAAGATTACGGCGAACAATTCATTGAACCTGCCAAACAATTTATTGAAGCAATCAATAACAAAGTAGCAGAAATGTACGGCTACAAAGACAGTGAACTTGAAGAAGAAGATAGCAAATATATGAAAGGCATCAGTGTGATACAGATGTTAGAAGCAATAGTCAAAGACAAAGAAGCCAAAGAAGTTCGTTTCGACGATGGCAAGGGCAGAGTTGACATGTTTACAGCAAGTGTTGTAACAAAGGTGTTTGATGCTGTAAATGAAGAAAACAAGCGGAAAATCTTAAACATGATTGGGACTAGAAACGGCTTTATGAAGTTTGCTGATTTTGCAATGAAACAAGTTGGACGCAATGAAAGTCTTGAATCACACAACTTAGATGAAGACATGAATGCCATACTTGCTACTGCAGGTAAAAAGAAACACGGTAAAAAATATATGGACGCAGCAAGAGAAAAGTCACAAGAACTAGGTCGAGCGTTAAACCCAGAAGAAAAAGATAAGTTAAGAGACAAACACAGCGATAATCGCAAGGATGAAGATATCAGCGAAATAACAAAATTAGCAGGATTATAATTTTCCGTTAATTTTCAAGAATTTAGTTGACAAACTAAATAATACAGTGTAGTATACAAAATGTGCTACACATTTAGGCACAAAGCACATAGGCAAAATATTAGGAGGCACAACTATGGCAAGTTTAGCAGAAATTCGAGCAAAGCTCAAAGAACAAGAAAACCGCACTGGTGGTTCAAACACAGGCGGCGGTGACAACGCAATCTATCCTTTCTGGAATATGAAAGAAGGTGATACATCTACTCTTCGTTTTCTTCCTGACGGCGACGAATCAAATACTTTTTTCTGGCAAGAGCGTTTAATGATTAAACTGCCTTTTGCAGGCATCAAAGGTGAAACTGACAGTCGTCCTGTACAAGTACAAATCCCTTGTATGGAAATGTATGGAGACTCGTGTCCTATTCTTTCTGAAGTTCGCACTTGGTTTAAAGATCCGAGTCTAGAAGATATGGGTCGCAAGTATTGGAAAAAGCGTTCGTATCTATTCCAGGGTTTTGTCACTGACAATCCATTAGCTGAGGATTCAACACCAGAAAATCCGATTAGGCGTTTTATTATTGGTCCGCAGATTTTCCAGATCATCAAGCAGGCGCTTATGGATCCTGACATGGAAGAACTGCCAACTGATTACACAGGCGGTGTAGACTTTAGGCTAAACAAAACCTCAAAAGGCGGGTACGCAGATTATTCAACTTCACAGTGGGCACGCCGAGAGCGTCCTTTGAATGATTCAGAAATGAATGCTGTTAACACTCATGGGTTGTTTAGTTTAAGCGATTTTCTTCCTAAGAAGCCAACAGAAGTCGAGCTAAAGGTAATGCAGGAAATGTTCGAAGCGAGTGTGGACGGCGAAGCATATGATCCAGATCGTTTCAGTCAATATTTCCGTCCTGCGGGAATGTCAGCTCGTACTGGTGATCCTAACATGTCTGCTAGTCCAAACGCAACTGCAACGAGTCAGAGTGCTCCGCAACCTGCTCCGATTCCTGAAACTAAAGCAGAACCAAAACCAGAGCCAGAATCCGCTCCTGCGGCTGAAGAAAGCACTGGGGGTTCAGAAGGCGGCAATGCACAAGATATTCTTGCAATGATTCGCTCGCGTCAGAATCAATAACAAGAACAATACCCCCCACGCTTACAGAGTCAGCGACCCTGGGGGGTTACTCGCTTTTTAGATTAGGAGAATTACATGGCAAAATCATTTGATCCGAGCAAGTTTCGGACGCAATTAACAAAATCAATCACAGGTATGAGTGCAGGATTTAATGATCCTACTGACTGGATCAGCACAGGAAATTATGCACTGAATTATCTTATTTCAGGCGACTTTAACAAAGGTGTTCCGCTTGGCAAGGTCACTGTGTTTGCAGGAGAAAGTGGTGCAGGTAAAAGTTATATCTGTGCAGGTAACATTGTAAAAGCCGCACAACAGCAAGGCATTTTTGTTGTGCTTATTGACTCAGAAAATGCACTCGACGAAGCTTGGTTGCAAGCACTTGATGTGGACACTTCGGAAGAAAAATTGCTTAAATTAAACATGAGCATGATAGACGATGTTGCAAAAACTGTATCAACATTCATGGCAGATTACAAACTAATGGATGAAGAAGATCGTCCAAAAGTGCTATTTGTAATTGACAGTCTAGGCATGTTGCTTACTCCCACTGATGTTGATCAGTTTAACAAAGGCGATATGAAAGGTGATATGGGCCGTAAACCTAAGGCATTAACTTCACTTGTTCGCAATACCGTCAACATGATCGGTAGCTATAATGTAGGACTAGTATGTACTAACCATACATATGCAAGTCAAGACATGTTTGATCCCGACGATAAGATCTCGGGTGGCCAAGGCTTTATCTATGCTAGTAGTATTGTGGTTGCAATGAAAAAGTTGAAGCTGAAAGAAGACGAAGACGGTAACAAGATTAGCGAGGTGCGCGGTATTCGTGCAGCCTGTAAGGTTATGAAAACACGCTATGCCAAACCGTTTGAAGGAGTGCAGGTCAAGATTCCATACGAAACAGGTATGAATCCCTACAGCGGTCTGTTAGAGTTATTTGAAGGCAAAGGTATTATCGAGAAAAGCGGCAATCGTCTAAAGTATGTTACTAGCGACGGTGAAGAAATTCTTGAATATCGCAAAAACTGGTCAGGATCTGCGCTGGATCGTGTTATGCTCGACTTCTATAACAAAGCAGATGTCTTCGAAGAGGAAGATGACACTGAAGAGGTAAATATCACTGACGCAGATGTTTTGGAGAATGAGTAAGCATGGAAGAAAGTCAGATTGCTGATATATGGCTGATGTTTAAAGAATATATTGACAAGAAAAACATGGATGTTGCTGTGGAGCGATTTGTTGATTTAATGGCAGACTACGGTGTAGACGATGAAACATTTAAAAGTCTACTAGGCACTGATTTGGTTTTAGATAAAGCAATTAATTATTATCTTGAACTGGATGAATCAAATGACGAGGATTGGTAATGGGCTGGTATTCCGAAGTATCTCGAGATATTTCAAAAATTCCTGACGCTATTAGATATTTTGAAAACGAACTAGGTGATGCCCGT